AGGCGCTCGGGGGTCATGCCCCACTTCTTGGCGAGGTCGTAGATGTCGCCCGGTTCGGATCCGTAGCCGGCGAAGAAGTCGGAGCTCATAGTTTCCAAAGCTTGGCGATGCGGTAGCCGTGGAGCAGCACGGCCTCTTCGTCGCCGGAGGTGGCGTAGACTGTCTCGTCGAAGGGGACGGCGGCCATGATCTCGACCAGCGACATGGCCTCTTCGTCGTTGGCGGCCTTCCAGCCATGGCGGACGATGTGGACAGCGTGCAGGCTTACGCCGTACATGTCGCAGTAGTTCTTGGCGGCCTCGTACTCGTTGAGGTAGCGCCAATCGGAGACCACGAGCGTCTGGCCGTCGGTCAGGTCGGCCACGTAATTGCCGATGGCCTTGGCGAAGATGTCCTTGTCGCGGCGGCGCATGGCCCGGCCGAACTCGACCAGGAGGTCGCGGTCCTGCAGCTTGTCGGCGTCGGTGAAGTAGTCCACCTTTAGGCCGACGTTGTGGGCGGCGGTCTCGAGGGCGTACTTAAGGGTGTCGGCGAAGGCCACGCGCTTTGCATCCTTGGCGGACGCGACGATGCCCTTGGCGAAGGTGTCCTTGCCGGCGCGGGCGAAGCCGCAGACCAGGACGAGGTGCTTGGAAGGCGCCATGGTCAGAAGGAGTCCGGGGCGGTGAGCGTCTGGCCCTTCTTGGCCCACGTCAGCTTGTACTTGTAGGACGGGGAGCCATCGGGGCGGGGGTTGCCTTCGCTGACCTCGACGAGCGTCTCGACGACCTTGCCGGCGGCCTTCTCGACGTAGGCCACGTAATCCTCGGGGGTGCGGCCGGCGAACTCGCTGGTGAAGTTGCCGGACATCTTGCCGACGAGCATGGCAAGGGACTTCGGGTACTTGGTGCCGTAGGACTGCGAGAGGCAGTGGCCGTCGGCGGTCATGAGGAAGAGGCGGTACGACATGGTGCCGTCGTCCCAGACCCGGACCTTGTCGGCCTTGGGCTTGGAGAGCTTGAGCATGTAGATGCCGGACTTCGTGATCGTCTTGAGGGGCACCTTGTCGGCGCCGTTGTGCGGGTTGTGCATGGTTTCTGGGTGGTTGGGAATTAGGAGAAAGAGAGGGGGACGGCGTCGCCGGGCTTCTTCCACGGCTCGACCTTGATGATCTCGGGCTGGTAGGTCGGCCACGAGTCGAACTCGGAGCACTTCTGGAAAAGGGTGATGGCCTCCAGCATCTTCATGCCGCCATCGGCCACCAGCTCCTGGTCGAGCTCGAAGACGGCGCCCTCGTAGGGGGCTTCCTTCTCGACGGCGATGATGCGGAAACCTCGGGGGGTCTCGCCATAGTTCAGTTTCCAGAGGTGCATGTACCAGGCGGCCTGCAGGCGGAAGTCCGGGTTGCGCTGCAGCTCGCGGCCGAAGCCGTGCGGGGTGGCGTCCTCGCGGGTGGTCTTCAGGTCGTAGAGGTAGCCGTCGGCGCCGATGAAGTCAATGGAGCCCTTGAGGGCCACGCCCATGTAGGTGCCGGTGAGCGCGATCTCGGCGGCGTGCACGCGGATGCCGTGGCTGGCCATCACGGCGCGGAGGCCGTCGGCGTAGTGCAGGGCGTTGTCGTACTCGTCGCAGTCGCAGGGCAGGTCGTCGGGCTGGAGGGTGGTCTTCCAGTACTCGTAGGCGGCCTTGCCTTCCTTGGTGTTCTTCTTCACGTCGGGCTCGGGCTTGTACTTGGCGAAGACGTCCGGCTGGAGGACGCAGGCGTGGGTCATGATGCCTTCGCGGAGGGCGGCGGTGGCCTTCGAGGGGTTGGCCAGGGCGTGCTTGTACTTGGCCGGGGAGCGGAGCAGGACCTTGGCCAGCGTCTGGTTGAGACCGGGCAGGGCGTCGTACTCGGCGCGGTTGCCGGCGAGGCTCATGGCCTTGATGCCGGTGATGTCGGGGGGCGTGTATGTCTTCATGTATGTATGTTTGTTTGTATGTTATCGGGGGGTGGTGGAAAGGGGAGGGGCCAGCCTAGGACTATGGAACTTACCCGGATCCAATCGGGCGAACCTAGGCCAGCCCCAAGGGGTTCAGAGGTCTTCGTCGGGATTATCAACGGCGTCCTCGATGGCGCCGAGGGTGACGGCCAGCGTCTCGGCCTTCTCGTGCAGGTTCTGGAAGGAGACCAGGAGCACGCTGATGTCGGAGCGGAGGGCGTTGAGGCGCTCGCGCAGCTCGTCGAGGTCGTGGGCGTCGTCCACGCGGGAGAGGTCGGTCACGGCGAGCACGTTGCGGAAGCGGGTGCTGTCCTGGCCGATGCGGTTGACGTCGTTCTGGGTGACGAAGGCGGACAGGTAGCCTTCGAGGTTGAGGGCTTCGACGTGGAGGCGCTGGAGGTTGGCGGAGGCGGAGTCGCGGGGGCTCATCGGTTGGAAATCTTTTTGAATAGGTCCTTCAGCTCGCGGCGGCGCTTATCCTCTTTGGACTCGAAAGCGCACAGGATGCCGTAAAGGGCCAAGGCGCCGAAGCCGACAGACAACAGAAGAGCAATTCCGCCCCAGAGCGGGAGGGTGATAATCCACCACGAAAGGTCGGTCAGGCCGAGAAGCTTAAGGGTGAACATGATTAGGAAGAGGCCGGTTAGTATGTATCGCATGGCTTTATCGGGTGGGAATGGTGATCTCCTTGATGGTGCCCGGGGACTTGACGAAGTACCGGACGTTGGAGCGTTTGAGGGTAGGCCAGGTGTGCACCTTCCACGCCCGCATGGTCTGCTCGAGGCCCTTGGCGTTGGCGGCGGTGCATTCCCAGAAGGCTTCCCCGTCGAGCAGGATGAGCATGCCGTAAAGGTAGACGGCGTCCTTCTCGGCGAGGCGTTCGATGGACTTGGGGATGTCAGCCATGGCGGCGCTTGTCGGCCCACTGCGAGCAGGCGTTCATGATGTCCTCGGCGGTCACCTTGTCGGCGTGGCGGAGGACGTACCAGATCTCGTCGCCGGCTTCGCGCATGGCCTCGTTGCGTTCTTCGAGCTGCTGGATGCGGGCCTTGGCGGCCGCGAGCTCGTTGATGCGCTCCAGGTTCTTCATGGCCTCGCCGATCGGGTCGAAGGACTGGCCGCCGGGGGTGAGGAAGTCGCTCACGACTGGCCTCCCTTCTGGCTGTCGCTCACCCAGTTGTGCGTCCTAAACCTGGCAATCTTGATGTTGTCGGAAATGCTGTTCAGGAGGTGCTGCAGGTGTTCATTGTCCTTCATTACCATTTTAGCGGCCTCGGCTAGTTGGGAGTACTTTTCGACAAGAGAGGCGTATTCTTCGACGAGCATGTATTTACCGGAGTTCTCTTCAAGCATCGGCTCAAAGGTGGTCGTTTCGCCTTTCTCGTTTGTGCGCACCACCGCGTCATAGCGGCAGGAAAATCGCTTCGGGTTGAACATGGTGATTAAGCCTGGGCCTCCTTGGCGACGGCCGCGTTGAAGGCCGGGTTGTTGGCGATGCTGGTGAGGTGCTCGGGGAGCAGGTCGGCCAGCCCCTGGCCTTCCTTGAGCCACCCCTTGCGCTGCAGGACGCGGACGGCGGCCTCGGGGTGGGAGAGGTATCCCGACGGGCGGATAGTTTGAGGGGTCTGGCTGGCCGCAGGAGACGCTTTGACGGCGGGCGAGAGGGTGAGGCCGTTCCCGTCGAGGTCGAGGTCCACAGAGACACAGCAGGCGGTTTGGATGGACTGCCGGCGGATGTAGGTCAGGGCGGCGCCAATCTTCTGGGGCTCGAGGCCGTCGGCCCGGATGAAGAGGTCGCCCCCATCGAAGGTCGCGCCGTCGCGGTGGCGGAAGGAAGTCACCACGCCGATGCGGCCGTCGGGCAGGGTCCGCACGATCTGGGTGAGGGCCAGGTTGTGCTTGGCCAGGACAGGCTTCACGGCGTCGAGCAGCTGGTCGAGGGAAACGTACTTCGACCCCTTGAAGGCCGGGTTGGACTTGTTGGCGCTGACGTTCTCCAGCGCGTTGAGGGCGGTGACGAAGTCCGCGTTGGCGTCAGTGGCTTGTTTGCTCATGGGGTGCTTGGGAAAGGTCAGTCGAGTTTGCCGTTGTTGGCGGCGGCCGCGTCGATGGTCTTCTGCGTCACGACCTTGAGGCGGCCTTCGATGCAGAGAGACCAGTAGTTCAGTTGGCCCTTGCGGCGGGGCTTGAGGGTCGAGACGACAGTGCCGTCGTGCAAGATCAGGTAGCGGGTGCCCGGGATGGCCACGGGGGGCAGTACCAGGGACTGGGTGGTCTGGAGGTTGGCGGGGATGTTGGACATGGTGGAAAGTTAGTTGATAGCGCCACGCTTGGCGGCGTCGAGGATGAGCAGGGCATCGGCGTTGGCCAACGTCACCTTGAGGCCGGGCTCCGAACCGAAGAGCTCGCCGGCGCGGGCCTTCAGTTTGTTCTTCCAGGCGGTGGTCGAAAGGTCGCCCTTCGTGCCGACGGGGTGGGCCTTCTGCCAGATCGCGGGGCGCACGCGGTGGACTTCCCACCCGCAGGCCACGGCGGCGCCGTAGAGCACGCCCGTGTTCCAAAACAGTTTCCCGATGGCCGACCCGGGGATGTTGCGGCCGGTGTACAGGGGCGGCTCCTCGAGGTAGAGCACGACCTTGCCGGCCTGCGTGCTGATGTTGGCCACTAGCTTGCAGACCTCCCAGTCCGTGCCGGGCATGTTGTAGGACGAAAGCCCGAGGTGCTGGTGGTACGTCACGATGGCACCGGACACGCCAGGGTCTACGGCGACGAGCAAAGGATGGTTGGTCATGGCTTGGCTTAGCGTGTCGCCTTTGCCAATCGGGCGGCGACGACCCGAGTGATGGTCGGGCAGCGCGAGAGGTCAAACCCTTTCGAGCGGAAGCCAGCGAACCCCAGCTGATGGGCGGCGTACAGTTCGCCGATCGTCGGGCGGCGGCCGAGGGTTGCGGTCAGGCGGTCCTCGAGCAGAGTCAACCAAGAGGAAGCGTACGCAAGGCCGGCCTCGGGGTCGTGGGCCAGAGCGTACGAGTAGACCGGGAGCCCGTGGGCACGGCGCCAGCGGGAGGTATCGGACCAAGCTGCGGGGAAGAATTGGCAGAGGCCACGCTCGCCCAGCCGGCCGATGGCGCGGGGGTTGTTGGCGGACTCGACTTGGATGATGGCGTCCACCTGGGCGGGAGTGATCGCGGGGAGGCAGGTGGCCGACGCGAGCAGGAAGAGCAGGCAGCGCATCATAGGTTTCCCCATTGTTGGGCCATAGCATCGGCGATGCCTTTAAAAGTCTTTGAACGGATTTTCCACCTATCCTTACCTGGTGGCAGTTTCCAGATGCGTTGTTCCCGACCTTCCACGATGTTGGTAGGCTCCAAGCAAGGAAGGTTCTTCAACCATAGGCAGGTGGCCTTCGTCTCGCCGTGACCGAACTGCCATGGCTGGATAATCTGGTCAGGCTTACGGATGGTGGAACTAATGATGCTGATGGGGTTCTCCAAGGCGATGCGCGGGATGTCGGCATCAAGCAGACGCTGGACAAAATCCAAAGCCTCTTGCTGGCGACCATCAGCCTGCTTTGCCTTAAAGTGCTTGGCTCCGCTGACAGCCAAATGGGTGCAAGGCGGGTGGGCAATCATCATGTCGAAGCCATCATCAAGGACGTCGAAAACAGAACCTTGGTAATGCGGCCCCGGGACATCCGTGGGCAACAGGTCACAGGAAATGGCTTGGTGTCCGGCCTTGATGAAGGCATCACGGACAGTTCCAGAATACTCGCAGGCGATAAGAACTTTCACGACTGGGAGGTCGGGTGAAGGTTGCCGGTGAAGAGCTCGCCGTCCTTGTCGCGGTAGCGCCACTTGAGCAGCGCACGGCCGGAGGGGGAGACGTGGGCGTAGACGTTGATGTCGGTGCACCCGTAGAAGATGAGCATCTGCTCGCACTCGTGGGTCTGCTGCTCGACCTGCTGGTTGGCGTACTTGGGAGTCCAGTCGCCCTGGAGCACGCGGTCACGGGCGAAGACGACGCCACGGGCCAGCGTCTGGACCTCCGTTGAAGGGTTGCCGAGGTTGGTCATGGCTTAGTACTTCGGGTTGTCGATGATCTCGAAGAGGGACGGGCCGTCAGCGAGGGCGAGGATGTAGGCCGCCAGCGCGAGGCCGGCGAGGAGGGCAAGGATGAGTTTCATGGCTTGGGTGGGTTGGGAGATTAGAGGGAGCCGGTGATGCAGAGGGCGGCCTTCAGGGTGCTGGTCTGCTCCTTGTTGATGCGCTTGCCCTTGATGAGCTGCAGGGCGGCATGGTAGGCCACGCAGGCGATGATGTGGGCGTCATTCGCGTCTTCGAGGTCGCACTCGTAAGCGTCGTGATCGGCGTAGAGGCCGGCCTTGTAGGTGGCCTGCACCTGGTTGACGTTGCGGGTCTGCTCTTCGACGAGAGCGGCGAGGGAGAGGAGCACGTTGGGGCGCTCGACGATGGTGGTGATGGCGGTGGTCATGGCTTGGTGTTGGTTGGAACAGAGATGAGTAGACAAGCCCATTGCCAAGGGGTCAACACAATTCTTTTGCCAAGTTCCCGAGCGGGGTGGTTTGGAACGTTTAGGCCGAGAAAGTTGCCATAACTTCCCGAGCGGTCACTTTATGGAACCCGCCAGCCCCGTCTACATGTCGCCCCAGACATGTCGATTAGACCCCTCTGGCTTGCCCTAGGAGGCGTCTTTAGTGCCCGGGCGATAGAAGACCCGCACCAGCACCGCCACGAGGACAGTGAAGCACCCCACCGCCAGCGCCCAGCCGAAGTCCCGGATGGTCTGGAGGGCCAGCGTGGCCGTCGATAGTTGCCGCTCCAGGTTCGCGTCGTCGCTCTTCAGGTCCTTGCCCCCGTCCACGATGATGAGGGCCATGGTCTGGGAAGACCCGAAGGCCGAGAGCACGGACTCGCAGATCCACGCGGAGCCCAAGGCCGAGACGCCGGCCGCCAAGGTCAGCATGACCACCGCCCAGAGCAGGTTGGTGTCAGCGCTTCTTGGGCTTTCGTTTGCCATTGGTCTTCCCCTTGGGTTTTCCGACGATGTCGGCCGACGTGGCCGCGAGCTTCTTCTTGGCCGTCTCCTCCGCCCACGCCACGATCTGCAGGGCCATGTAGCCGGAGAGGCCGTTGAGCGCCCAGAGCATCTTCTTGTTCTGAATGTACTCCTCCAGGGCGAACCCGGAGAGGATGGCCACGGCGCACGCCACGACGAGGTGGCCGATGACGCGGCCCACGCTCAGCTTCTCATCGGTGAGGATAATCTTCACAGTCATGCCCATCATGCCCAGGAGCCCGGCGATGCCCGCCTGCTTCACTTCGGGGCCGATGTCCTCGGGGCCCATGCTGGTGGGGGGAGGCGTCATGAGATGCGGACGGGGGTGGTGTGCTTGCCTAGCAGGATGCGGCGGTAGTTCTCCTGCCAGAGCACGGCGCTGATCACCTTGCCGGCGCGGTCCACTTCCTTCTCTCCCATCTCTGGCCAGCAGATATGGATGGCCTCATGTGTCAAAGTCTCCAGCTCGCGGCGGGGCGAGAGGCGGGGGTCAATCTCGATGACCGGGCGGGCTGGGTCCGTCTCGGCCTGTCCCCATGCACGCTCTTTCCCGAGCGGGCGCCAGATGACCTTAACCTTGGTTCGCTTGCGGGGCATCGGGGCAGGGGCGGTTGCGGTAGTGTAGCCACACGAGGGCCACGACCAGGAGCACGAGCCCACCCACACCGGGCAGGAAATAAGGGGAGGCGAACAGGTAGGGGAGCCCGCCGATGCCGGCGCCGACGAGGAAGGCCACGCTGGCCCGCAGGTACTGGCCGAGGAGACCCATCGCGAGGGCCGCGAGGAAGCAGATACCCGCCCCGACGGCGAAGGCGTTGCGGATGCCTTCCGTCCGCACCTGCTCGACCTCGGCCTTGAGGGCCACAATCTGCTTGTTGGCGTTGTCGAGGGCGGCCTTGTTCTTGGCGGCGTCCTGCTCGGCCTTGGCGAAGTTCGCGTCGATGACCGCTAGGAGTTTCTTTCCGGCTTCCTCGGCACGCTTGTATTCCTCAGAGTTATGACGGGCCACGCGGTTGCGGACGTAGTCGAGCGCCTGGGCGTCGGGCTTCGGGAGGTAGGCCAGCGCCACGCCCGTCTCGGCCCGGACGACCTCGGGCTTGTCGGCGTTCTCGCGGGCGACAGTCACGGCGGCGGCGATGCGCTGGTCGGACTTGTCAATCTGCGTCCCCAGCTTGGCGAGGTCGGCAGGGTCGGAGGTCGGGGTTCCCGTGCCGGCGGTGTCCTGGCTAGGAGTGCAGGCCGCGAGGGCCAGCAGGGTCAGCGGCAGGACTCGGCGCATGGACTCACTTGCCCTTGAGGGCGTCGAGCAGCTTGCGGCCTTCGGCTTCGCTGGCCTTCAGGCGTTCGCCGTGCTTGCGGGCCACGAGGAGACCGGCGACGAAGCCGCCCAGGAGGGAGAGGGTGATGGAGATGATGTAGAGCATGGATTAAAGTCGGGAGAGAAGGGCGGCCAGTTGGGCTTCGAGTTCCGCGATCCGTTCGGCGTCGGTCTTGGGAGGCGTCGGCGGGTTGTAAATGATGTCGCAAACACTTTGGAAGCTGTGCTGCATTGTAGAGTAAACGCAAAAGCCGTCTGCCCGTTTCCAGCAGACAGGGTCGGACTCGATGCGCTCCCACTCGTTTCCTTGTTCGTCGATGTAGGCCATAAATTAGGAATAGGTAATGATGATTGCAAGGCCACCAGCACCAGCGCCACCAGCACCACTAGCAAATCCATTATTGCTAGCTGAGCCACCACCCCCGCCACCAGCAGGCCAGCCGCCATCACCACCCTGGCCACCCACTGATCCATTGACATAAGCACCACCCCCGCCACCTGTGCCACCATTCGGCCAATAATCTGTGCTTACATAGCCAACACCAGCACCACCATTGATGCTGACAGCTGTTCCACCAGCACCGCCAGCAATTGCAAAATTGCAGCCCGAAACACTTGTGCTATTGTTCACTGCTGAGCCATTACCCCCAGCAGCTGATGTTAGGATGTTTGCCAACGCACCACCCCCACCACCACCACCTGTGCCAAAGAAAGGATTGCTGTTAAAAGTTGAGCCAGCTTGCCCTGTAGATGTTGCCCCGCTTGCTCCACTGTTGCTGGCAAAACCTGTATTGAAAAGCAGGAAGGATGTGCGAGCGCCACCACCTGATCCATTGATTGTGCTTCCACCACCACCAAAATTACCGCCATGCGCACGAAAATTTGCAAAGGTAGTTGCTGTGCCAGCTGTCGCACCCCTTCCAGGGGTGTTATCAGTGGTGACAGACGCACCCCCAGCACCACCACCACCCACAGTGATGCTTTGAGTAGCACCAAGCTTATCAGCACTAAGCCTGATATAGCATTGGCTACCACCAGCACCCCCGCCACCACCACTTCTGCCTGATGTAGTGGCATACCTTCCACCAGATCCACCCCCGCCACCACCACCCACCAGCAGAATATCCACCACCTTAGCACCAGCTGGCTTTGTCCAGGTGAATGTGCCAACGCTGTAGAATGTTTGCACATCACAGCCACCGCTACCACCACCGCCAGCCGTGGCCCACGTCAAATCCCAGTCGGTTGCGCTGGCCTTGGCTAGCACCTGCCCGGTCGTGCCGCCAGCGGGGACGAGCTTCGTGGCCGGCTCCACCGCCGCAGTCCCGAGCCCGAGGTTCGTGCGGGCCGTCGGCGCGCTGACTAGGTCGGAGAGGTTCGACGCCTTGGCGAGCTTCGCGTCGAGCGCCGTCTGCAGGTCAGTCTGCGCCGAGAGCGTGCCGGTTATGTCGCCCCAGGCCGTCGAGGTCACAGGGGTCACGCCGCCCACGTTCACAGTCCAGGCCGCGTACGTGCCCGAGCCCGTGTGGTGGTTCACGTCCACAGTCATCGCACCCGTGCCGGAGTTGTAGGCCAGCACCTCGCCGTGCATGTGGTTCGACCCGTCAAAGGAAATAGTGACGTTCTGGGTGACAGTGTACGAGAGCCCCGTGCCAACAGTCAGCGCCTTCGTGCCGTTGCCGATCGTCAGGGACGTGGTCGAGGTCGTCAGGTAGCGGTCGCCCGGGACGATGGTGGACCAGGTGGTGTCGTAGGAGGCCCCGCTTGCCTTGCTCAGGAACTGGCCCGTGCTGCCGCCAGCCGCCACCCCAGGGCCTGCCGGGCCGGTGGCACCAGTCGCACCCGTGGCGCCGACATCACCGCGAGGGATGGTGAAGTCGAAGACCGCCGCGCCGGACGTGCCCGAGTTAGTGACCGAGGCGGACGAGCCCGGAGCCCCCGTCGTCGTCGTGCCGGCCGCAATCGTGGCCGCCGTGCCCGGGCTGCCAGTCGCACCCGTGGCCCCCGTGTTGCCCGTCTCGCCCTTGTCGCCGCGAGGGATAGTGAAGTCGAAGACCGCAGCCGAAGAGGTGCCCGTGTTGGTCACGCTCGCCGACGATCCGGGAGCGCCCGTGGTGGTCGTACCCGCCGCGATGGTGGCCGCGTTGCCGGCGGGGCCTTGGCTGCCCGTGGCCCCAGTCGCACCCGTCTGGCCGGCAGGGATGCCGAAGTTAAAGACCGCCGCCGAGGACGTGCCAGCGTTGGCCACAGTGGCCGAGGAGCCGGGGGCAAGGGTCGAGGTCGTACCCACCGCAATCGTCGCCGCGTCGCCCTGAGCGCCCGGGGTGCCGAGCTCGACGGACAGGACGGCCGGCGCCGTGGCAAGGACGGAGAGGGACAGGCTGGCGTCCGCCCCTTCCACCTCCATGGTCAGGGAGCCCAGTACCAGCGAAGAGACGGAGATGGAGGACATGGATCAGTTCGTCACCTGGTCGATGACAGTCAGGCGGAAGGTGTCGGAGAAGAAGGTCGTGCCGCCGTAGACGAACTTGATGTCGCTGCGGGCGCTGCCCAGGGAGAAGCCAGCCGTGGTCGAGGCGGGCAGGCTGGCCACGAAGGACAGGCCGTCCACCGCCATGGTGATGGTGCAGGGGTAGACCACGCCCGCCGAGTCGATGATGTCGGAGGTCACAGTCGTCGTGAGCAGGTTTGCTGGGCCGCCGGCCGCCGGGGTGTAGGTCACAGTCCCCGAGTAGGTCGTGCCGCGCTTGAAGGTGACAGTGTTGCTCATCCTACCCTTGGCGGGGGGGTCAAACCTCGACAGTCGCCCCGCTCGGGTCCTTGGTGTATCCGGACCAGGAGCCGTTCCATGCCGTCAGCTCGGCGCCGTAGTAGGGGTCGGGGAACCAACCAGGAGGGGAAGCGGGGTCAACGTATTGCCAGCCCTCAAAAGACAGAGGTGACGAAAGGCAAAGCGGTCCGAGGTGCGTCTGCGTCACGACAAAGGTCGAGCCGTCCCAGATCACGTCGGCCACCTTCCACTTCTGGCAGTTGTAATTATACATGGCCTGCCCCTCTAACTGGAAAAGCTGCAAGGTCACAGTGCCGGTCGGGGTGTCTACGTCCTGCAAGATTTGCTGATAAAGAATGAACCACTTGATGGTCTGACCCGCTTGGAAGGGTTCGCTCTTGGTGTCCGCGTCAGACCCGTCCGCCATGATGGCCAGGTATGGAACGAAGGTCCCGACGTCGTCGTCAGGAGGGCAGCCGATGACGTACACGCCCCAGTTGTCAGACCCGCCCTCGACGCTGGCCGGCTGGATCTGCACATAGCCGCCAAGGTCAACCAAGGGGCTTTCGTTTGCTGTCGCAAAAGGCCCAGTGGTCTTCGAGCCGTCAGGGAAGCCGTAGAACTTTTGGATTTCAAACTGCGAAAGCCCGAGAACCCAGGCGGCGTTCTTGCGGTAGATGGGAGAGCGCACGAAACCCTTGCGGACCTGCACGCCGTAGCCGTAGCCCGTCGGCATGATGGTCACGCGGAACTGCTCCGGGTCGCCGGCCAGCTGCGGATCGTCAATGCTGAGGGACGTGCCGTTCTGGCCCGCGCTCAGGTTGTAGCCGTTGCCGGGTTGCATTTTTAGGCTAGGATGGGGTACACCTCAGGCACCCAGCCCTCGTTGGAGTAGCGGATGGTGTAGCTGATCTTGTAGACGTTCAGCGCATAGTCCTCGAAGTTAACGCTGGCCAGCAGGAGCTTGGCGCCGGCCGGACCCGTAAACATGGTGCCCATGTAGTTGGGCAGGAGCACCGGCAGGTTGCTGTTCCAGGTCTGGTCGTTGGATGAGTAGCCCACTGCGTCACGCATGGCTTGTACCACATTGGCGCCTAAGGCGCTGTCTTCCCCGCCCTTGACGTAGATGACGCCGGAGAAGCCCGTCGTCGGGGAGAGGTAGGACTTGCGGCCGTAGTAGTACTTGAACTCCGGGTCGAGGAAGCCGACGAACTGACCACCCGTCTTCTGGGTGAAGTGCGCCCCGTTCTCGCCTTTGTATAGCGTGCCCGTGTCGCTTGTCTTGGCCTTGAAGGTGCTGGCCTCATAGATCGGGGCCGAAGCCGTTCCAGAGCCCACGCCGGCGATTACTCCCACGCCGTCCTCGATTTCAAAGAAATTGCGGTGCGTCTCGATAGGCTCGCTGCTCGTGGCCACGGCCCCGGAGACGTTGGGGGTGGTGACACTTGGCTCGCCTTCCCCGGGCGTGACACCCGTGTTGATGCCGACATACTCGACGGCCAAGGTGGCAATGCCGTTCTTGTCGTAGGTCGCAGTCACGCGATTCGACCACATGAAAGCATCGAAGGGGGCCACCGGATGAGGCAGGCCGCGCTCGAACTCGGCGATGAGGACGGCGTATTCTTGGTCTAGTTTAAACAGACACTTGCCCGTCCATAGGCCATAGCCGTCCTGCTGGACTGTCCAACCTGGTTGAAGGACCGGGCTGGAGAGGTCGTTTCCTTTGTCGATGCGTGCCATGTTAAGAGACGTTGGTGGTCTGGTAGTAGACGTTCTTGGAAGCGTTGCCGTTGGTCTGGTCCTTCGTGAAGTCCGAAGACGAACCGGCGGCCGCCGCAATCACCGCCAGGTATTCGTTGGCCGTCTTCTGCAGCTCGATCTGATGGTTGAGCATGGTCATGTGGGGCGAGTTGCCAACGCCGAAGACAGCGTTGTCGCCGGCGAAGACGCCGACAGTGGCGGCGGCCTTCTTCTTCTCAGCTTCGGCCTTGTCGGCGGCGGCCTTGTCCTGCTCCTCTTTCAGCGCCTTCTTCATGTCGGCCTCCACGATCTTGGCGACGGCGTCCTGCACGTACTTGAACTTGGCCAGCGCCGACTCGCTCATGCCAGGGCCTTCGTCCCCGGTGGCGGCTTCCTTGAAGAAGTACTGACGGCCACGGGGGTCGCGCTTCAGGAACTCCTCGGTGACAGTCTCGCGGGCGGTGGCGGCCTGCTCTTTCTCCTTCTCCGTGCGCAGGTCCACCTGCAGCTTCTGGGCCATGTACCGCGTCGTCGGGTCCACAGGCGAGGCCTTGAGCTCCTCGACCTTGATGCCGGCGGCGAAGTCCACCGCGTCCTTGGCGTCCTGCCGGGCCTTGGCGATAGCGCCGGAGATAAAGCTCACGGCCTGCTGCACGAGCACCATCGGCGCAAGGAAGCCCATGAAGAGGTCTTTGCCGAACTCGGTGAACTTCTTGCCGATAGCCTGCGTCTGGCGGTCCATCTCGGACATGGCCTTCTTCGCCTTGTCCACTTGCTGGGGCACGTCGGAGGTGCCCTTGATGCTGTAGTTGACGTCCGTGCTCATCCTACCCTTGGGAAGTGGTAAAAGCCGCCATGGCTTCCTCGTCCTCCGTCGTCAGTAGGTTGACCTCAACCCCCTTGAGCCCGGAGAAGGTCGTCGATAGCCAGATGGCCTGACACTCGGGCATCGTCCAGGCACGCTCCTCAGGCACGCCGTTGCTGATCAGGTTGGCCACTAGGTTGAGTATCCAGGGCATGCCGCTCACGCGCTGCTCTAGTTTGCCCGTGTCCCAGAACTTGGGCCAGTGGGACTCGAGCATGTAGGTGCGGAAGGCCATGCAATCGTTGGCCAGCTTCGCCTCGTCCTTGGCCCATACGTAAAGCAGGGCCTTGTCCTTCCCTGTCACGTCGTCGATGGGCAGGCCGGCGCACGTCTTGATTGCCGCGAGCATGTGCCCGGTGGTGTACTCGGCCGCCTCGACGAAGGGCGAGTTGATGGCGTGCAGGCGCACGCGGTGACGCAGGCAGAAGGGAGGCAACCGATACCCGAGGAAGTCGATTTCCTCTGGATCTGTAAAGGCTAAGGCAAAGCGGCGGTCCACGCCCTACGCTTACACGTAGGAAGCGATGCCGTCAACCTGGCGGAACTTGATGCTGACCCGGACGAAGTCCTTGTTGCTGCCCTTCTCGGACACGGACTCGATGCAACCCGTGATGCTCTGGGAAACGCCCACGTCCGTCTTCAAGGCGACAGTGATGGCCGCGCCGACCTCCGGCATGTCCGTGGTCTTGGCGATACCTTCGATAGTGCCGGTGCGCTCCACGCCGTCGTAGCGCAGGGTCACAGTCACGCCCGTCTCGTCGGCCACCTTGTCGTTCAGCTCGAAAGCCTTATCGACGCTCAGGCTCTGGCAGATGAAATTGCTGATGCCGGCCTGCGCGGCCACGCCGTACAAAACCGAAACGCCTTTGAGGATAGCAGCCATGGGTGGTTCTTACCCTTGGCGGGCCGGTCAAGGCGCAAGGACGCAGAGGACCGACACCCGCAGGACAGTCGCCCAGGCACCCGTCTGCTCGTCCAGCCCTTGGTCTTCCG